TTAAAATTTAGCTTCTAAGACTTGAGTGGAAATTTTATTTTTCCATAAGTCACGAAGAACAGGTAAATAGAACTTTTCACCCAGTTCAACCAATTCTGCATCGATCAATGCATGAATCTCATGCATAAATAAATAATCAAGTTCAACTGTTTTCAACTGTTGCTGTGCTTTTGCAAAGTCTTTGCGTTTTTGTTGTGCACGTTTCACTAGAGCATCGGCAAAATCTTTATCTTTAAACTGTTTGATCGCGTTTAAGCGTAATTCAATCACGCCCCAACCACTCAACAACAGTTTGAAAAGTTCAAAGTCAGTCGTGGTTGATTCCCATGTCATTTCTTCAAGATTTTCATTTTCAGGTAGAACAGGAAGTAATAACTCCATAACACTTGGGAAAATCTTTTTGAAATTTAAAACAAATTTAACAGGATGTTCACCCGGATAATCGTTAAATTGCACGTTTTTCTGAACATCTGTCAAATAAATATCAAGCATGGTAACTCATCAGCAGTTTATCTTTAGTCGACCATTGTACCGACTTCACCCAAAGATAAAAACTGCTGATGTTCATTTGCTCTTTAGTTGAGCATCTGGACCAAGGGCTATTTTACATTTGGGGAAATCATTTGCTCTGGACGTACCACTTCATCAAACTGCTCAGCCGTGACTAAGTTCAACTCTACGGCCACCTGTTTTAACGTTTTCCCTTCTTTATAGGCTGTTTTGGCAACTTTCGCTGCATTTTCATAGCCAATCACTGGGTTTAAAGCCGTAACTAACATCAATGAGTCATGTAAGAAGTGATCAATTTTTTCACGGTTTGGTTCAATACCCACTGCACAGTGATCATTAAAACTATTACATGCGTCACCCAAAAGCTGAATCGACTGCAACAAATTAAACGCAATCACTGGCATGAATACATTCAACTCAAAATTACCCGATGCGCCCGCAACATTAATCGTGGTGTCATTGCCTAAGACTTGAGCCACCACCATGGTCATCGCTTCACTTTGAGTCGGGTTCACTTTCCCCGGCATAATACTTGAGCCTGGTTCATTTTCAGGAATACGTAACTCGCCAAAACCACAACGTGGGCCACTTGCCAACCAGCGAATGTCATTGGCAATTTTGTTCAAGCTTACCGCAAGCGTTTTTAATGCACCTGAGGCAAACACTGCTGCATCACGCCCAGCCAATGCTTCAAATTTATTTGGTGCAGTCACAAAAGGTAGCCCTGTCAACTGTGCCAGTTGCTCTGCTGATTTTTCTGCATAATCAGGATGAGCATTCAATCCTGTACCTACAGCCGTTCCACCTAAAGGCAGCTCATACAAGCCTAAAAGTACTTGTTGTAAACGCTTTAAGCCGTGATCGAGCTGAGAAACATAACCGCTAAATTCTTGGCCTAAGGTTAAGGGTGTCGCATCTTGTAAATGAGTTCGACCAATCTTAACGATGTCTGAAAATGCTTGAGACTTTGCAGCTAAAGTATCTCGAAGCTGTGTCACCGCAGGAATCAGTAATTCATTGATCTGGATACTTGCTGCAACATGAATCGCCGTTGGGAACGAGTCATTGGTCGACTGAGCACGATTTACATGATCATTCGGGTGTACAGGTTTTTGTGCGCCTAAAGGATTGCCGAGTTTCTGATTGGCGATATTGGCAATCACTTCATTACAGTTCATGTTGCTTTGTGTGCCTGAACCAGTTTGCCATACCACCAAAGGAAACTGACTATCCCACTGCCCTGCAATCACTTCATCCGCAGCACCGACGATGTATTGCGCCAATTCTTGTGGAATTTGGTTGAGCTCAGCATTGGTTAATGCTGCTGCTTTTTTCACTAAGCCCATGGCACGAATCATTGGACGTGGTAGACGTTCACTGCCAATTTTAAAGTTTTGGAAACTACGCTGAGTTTGAGCACCCCAAAGTGCTTCACTCGGTACTTCAACTTCGCCCATCGTGTCATGTTCAATACGTGTTTGCATTTTAACCTCTTCCTTTTTAACTGAATTGCAAAATGATTATTTTGCGCTTGTTTTCCTTATTTTAATGATTAAGCAAAAATATGTAAATGATAATTGTTATCAGTAAATTAATTAACGGCCATCTAAATTTTGTTGGTAGAAACGCCATCCATCTTCAAGGGTCTGTTCTAAACTGCGCTTCGCTTCCCAGTGTAAAATGTTTTTCGCTTTACTACACTCGGCTGCGACCTGATCTAATTCCACGATGTGCGAATCCTTCACATCGACTGTAGCAATATCACTTTGCGTCACGCTTTCAACTTTTTCAATCAACTGCTGTATCGACACACTTTGACCTGCAATATTAAAGGCTTCACAAGCAAACTGTTGGGTGCTTAACCATTGTAACGAAGCCGCAATCGCATCACAGGCATCGAGGATATGTAAAAAACTACGCTCTACGGTATGGTCTGTGGTTTGTGCACTTTTTCTAAGTTCAATATGATCACGCTGTTTTGCAGCGACTTGCATCAACAGTGGAATAATATTTTTCGGTAAAGGCGGGAATAGTTCTCCGAGCATCGCATTTTCAAATGCACCAGCGACATTGCCCATTCTTAAAATTGCAATTTTCCATTCATTATCCGTTTTTGCTGTATCTCGAATAATTTCTTCGACCATTTGCTGCGACTTGATATACGGGTTTGGATAGCCGAAATTCAGCTCCAAATCTTCTTCTAGATGTAGGCTGGATTCACCATAGACCGCAAGACTGGAAAGATGAACCAAAGTTCGGACACCTGTGCGCTGCATGGCACGCAGTAAACTCATGATACAACTGACATTGTCATTATAGTATTCCAAAGGCTTCAATACAGATTCTTCAAGCGATTTAAAACTTGCTGCATGCACCACCGCATCGATGGAATACTGCTCAAAAACTTTGTTTAAAGCAGGCGTATTTCGTATATCAATTTTGACAAAAGGCACGTACATGCCACTAATAAATTCTAATCGTTCAAGAGTTTGCAAGTTCGCATTGGATAAATTGTCTACAATAATGACCTCTTGCCCATGCGCCATAAAGCTCAAAGCAATATGAGAGCCTATAAAGCCTAAACCACCAGTCACTAAAATCATTGTATACATACTCCTTATAATAATCAGCAAGTTGCGTTTTATTGGTGTATTTATGGTGTTTCAAATGACTTATCCACAGATATTAAACGCAAAAAACCGACTCAAAATTCTCTTGAGTCGGCCAATCTGCAAGAGCACTATATCATCATTTTAAAGGTTCGGAATATCGCATGTGTTACAGTTATAGCTATGTACTGTATATCGTTTATGAAAAGAAAAAAATTAGAGAATGAAATGTGAAGTTTGTAATTTGAGGGGGTGTTCAATGGCCTACATTACCAAAGATGGCAAGTGGCTTGCCTATCGAGATGCGACACAAGAAATACTGGAATACGATGATTTTTCAGATGTCCAACAGGTCTATCAACCTGAATGGTTTTGGGTCGATACTAAGGATGATGCCAAAGTATTTCATGCGGAAAGTATTGCGAGATCATTTCTAATTCGACGACGTGGGGAGTTTTGGAAAGGTGCTAAGGTTGTTAGTAGGTAAAACATGATGCAAGACTGGGCTGATATTGTGGATGGGTGGAAAGAATAAGCCCTCACTTGAGAGCTTTTTTATACGCATTACCTAGCTTCACATCATAAGAATTTCTAGCATAAGCGGGGCCATTGTAGCCAAGCGCAAATACTTTCCAATCCTTATTCTTCAAAGCGTTGATCAGCTTATTAGTCACAATGAATCGGCACATTGCTTCAAGCTGTGATGCTTCGTCACGGTACATTGCGTTAATGAAATTTTGCAAAGTTGGATAGCCTAAAGCTTTCCAGTGATAGCCCATAACTTGACCAATACCCCATGATGCCGATTCTAAAGCCGAATCACGATGATATTTGGCAGCAGCACTCAAGCGTCCGTGCTGCGCAGAATATAGGCCATAATTGCCCATAGTTTTGTTGCACAAATCAGGACGTTCTCGCATTGCTTTGTCTGCTATTGCTGCTTTACCGTTTGCGATTAGTCGCTGCCGAAATACATGACGTTCAAATAGAATCACTGGCGTACCGTCAGCATTAAAACCACTGCCTTTGCACTCAACTTCAATCACGGCTTTTAGTGCTGTAACTTCGATACCGAGTCCTAGTGCCTGCGCTTGAATCTGAGCTTCAGTTAGTTTTTTGCTCATCATTACCCCCATGCAATTCAGGTTGTGCTTTTAACCGTGCAAAAACACCCAAAACGCTGCTTAAAAAACCCAGCCAAGCAACCCAAGAATGCGGCATTAACTGCTTAATTTCTTCTGGCACCACAGCCCATACTTGTGGGAAATATGTGCCAAATTGCCAGAGTAATTCAAAAGCTGCATACATGAAGACGTAAAAAAAGGCGCTTGCTGCGCCCACTTGTACTGACTTGAGTTTCCAAGCCTGTTTCCAGTTATCAATCAATTTCATTTCCCACCCCCGATAATCGCAACGAAAGCAGCTTTCACTTCCGTAATGACTTCTGCAATTGATTTACCCTGCATCAGTGCAATTGATTGATAAACGATACCAATCGTCAATAATCCAAATACAGCGAAAATCAACATCACAAAGCCTTGCGCCATGTGTGAATATTGGTTTAATTCGTAGTATTCAATGAATGCAGCACCGCCATACAAACTGACTGACACACTAAATAAGAACTTGCCAATCAAGCCTAACGTGACCTGAATTTTCCCCTCTTTATCAATATCCCCACTTAGCACTAAAGCAAGGATTGCCCCCACAACTGCTGGAACTAATTTAATGACCCATGGTAACGTGTTTTCTTGCATTGTCTTTTCTCCAGACATAAAAAACGCCCTTTCGGACGCTTGCTTTAATTTAAAAATTCACACTTCGATTTCAGCAGCAGCTTGTGTTTTGTGTTTTGTGTTTTGTGTTTAGACATTTCGCCCCCTAAATTTTGGTAATAAAAAACCCTGATCTAATTAAAGATCAGGGTTAGTGACGGTTTGTTGGGTATTAAATATTCACGCGACTATTGTACAACTCGGTCGCATATTTGATATTCATAAGCAGCCAGTTAATTATGAGATTGCTTCCGCATGTAACCACCGCTTCTGATAAAAACGGTTGCCCAGGCTCCCAATACATTTTTCCGCATATCTCAAAAGTTCCGCCCTGCACACCATAATAGTGAGTTGCGTGGTATGAGGATGCACCAGGAGGTGCGCCCTTGTCGGCATATCCAACATAATCAACATTAATAAAAGGGTAGAGTTTCTTTGATTGTATCGAGTTCTTCATAATTAATGACTTGGCAAGATTTATACCAAAGTCTGTGGTGAGCGGAAGCCATGTCCACACACCATTTGGGAAAGCCGCGGGGGTCATTCCTGAAAAAGAGTGACAACTCATGAATTGAATTGCATCGGTATTATTAGCAAGTAGATTGTCAATAATAACTGCCTCAGGCTCCGAAAGTGGGGCTACTCCACCATAAGTTTCATCGGCTGGCAATCCTTGCACCCAACCAGTAGGGAAGTTTCGTTCAAGGTCCACACCGTTGGAGTTCTTTCGATCAAGTGAGATAAACCCTGATGGATTGATTACAGGAACTACGATTATATTTGCCCCCCATCTTAATGCCTCAAGACTTTCATTGTTTTGCCACTGTTCGCAAATTTCTTTAAGTGACTGGTATAAAACATAAGTACATGCTTTTTCCCATCCGTGGATATTTGACATGATAATTATTTTAGGCTTCATCGAAGTTGCTGCAACGGTTGGAACATCTGGAGCATTAAATTGATACTGATGAATCGGATTTCCGTCTTTGTCAGAGCCTAAAGTGGTCTTCTTTACATATGTTGGATATGCGGTAGTAAGATCATCATATAAAGCATAGAAGGCATTTAGGTTTACCTCAATTGATGTATAAAGCGTATTTAGCTCAGGAAGTTTTCTACCGCTGTATGTGCTTGTAACATTGCCGTAAGGGATTCTAAAGTTGGCATTCTGTATAGGCTCATGAAAACCTTTAACTTCTTTACCATTGATAGAATAGTTAGCTACCCCGTGAACTATCTTTAGCGAGGAGTTGAAATAGGCAACGATAATATCCTGCATACCGTCTAATGATACGTTTGTTATCTCCTTAACGGAAAAAATGCCGGTTCCAATGTTATATATTAATTTTTTCCAAGTTTGAGCAAGACCTGTAATTTCAATATCCTGCGATGGTGGAATTAGTGTTGTTCCAGATGAAGATAGTCGCAATGGTGCTACTTTGATTTTGCTGTTTCTAAAGTCAAAGTTCAATGCTCCCGAAGCAGCAATTAATTCCCCAGTATAAATAACCTTTAAGTCAGAATACTTCCCTAGAGCCACACCATCAATCACGTATGATTCAATTCTACGCACGGTTGGGAAGAAGGTTGTTGCTGCAAAATCAACATAAGATAAAACTATGTCATTTTTTTCAGCAACATTTGATCTTGTTTTAAATGAATACATATTTGTAAATTTATTAAAAACAAGAGAATATGCACCTGCTGTGGTAGGAAATGGCACAACAATCGTTGATGGTGGTATGTAGGTAAAACCTGCACTTAATACACGCACTGCGGCTGTTATTGTTAGTGTTTTTGCTGTTGTATCAAAAGATATCCGAGATGGTACAGTGTTATATAGCTCACCATATTCTGAGTTGGAACCAAGAGCAGAAACAAACTCTTTACCGTTCAGCGTGTAATTACTGATACCATCAACAAAAGTAGCAACACCACCAACAAAAGTCACCGTTGCTAATTCAATGTTGTTTACAGCGGACAGCATTGCTGATACAGAAACGAAAGAAAACAACTTATCTACTCTATTAATTGTAAGCTTATAAGGTCCATCCACTGGATAGGGTACTTCAATTGTTTTATCAGCGGTCGCTGTGTAAGTTGGAGATTTAATCCGAACTGCTGTATTTAAAACCAACTTTTTATCTGTGTTATTAAAGTTAATACGGCTTGCTACTTGATTAATAAGCTCCCCCTGCTCGTTTGCGTAAACCTCCAATCCATCAACCGTAAAACCGAAATCTAACGTCTTTAAAGTTGTTGCGGAAGCTGTAGAAAAACCTACTACTAAACTCCCTTCTGTTCTTGTTTGATTATATGCGACAGCTGCAATTAGACCTGTCGAGACATTATACTCAATCCGGTATGGAGTATTTTCAGGTAGAGCCACACTTTGCGGAGTAGTAAGTTGGTATCGAGAAGTTTCACTCACAATAAAAAGTGTGTTTTTAAACTCAAGCGTTCGTGTCGCAGTAACATAATTAATATTTGACAACGCAAGCCCGACAACCGATGCCATACCAGTATTGGAAACATACGCTTTAGCCTGTGTCAAAGGATCATAAGCACTTTTTGTTAGTGTTGCTCCGTTCCACTGGTATGTGCCGTTGTTTGCGCCATCGTTTGTGACTTCAATAGCGGTGTTCGCAGGCAACGAAGATTGTGCTGCTTGTGCTAATGCTAATGTTGTGTAGGCTTTGTGGCCGCCTGCGATGGCAGTAAGAGATGCGTCAACATCGGCCTGATTGGCTTTTAATGCTACCGCAGCAGTAACTTCTTCACGTGTCATTGTGTTTATTTGCGGAACACTAGCAAGCGTATAAACCTCTCTACCTAGTCGTGTTTTAATCAATTCACCAGAGGGTCCATTAATAACATCTTCTAAAGTTTGCGCATCTTTTTGAGCATCAATAAGCTCTTGCTTAGTAATAATCTCAGCCATACATTTCTCCAGGCAATAAAAAACCGCCCATTAAGGCGGCCTTGCGTTTAATTTAAATTAGATATAGTTGTGGTCTTTAGTGTAATAACGCGCATCATAATTGATGCAGGTCAGTCGGTTAGTCATCTCATCATTTGGGCTTGCCTCTGTCAGTAAAAATGCCGAACTAGATGTATCTTGGGCAGCCACGATCTGATAGATGGTTTTGATGTATCGATCTTCGTCAATCACCAGTGGTTGTAGTGGTGCTCGAGTCAGAATGACCTGATTCATGTATTCACCAGATAGGCACTGAATCATATCTACCGTCGCATCTTGTAGTTGCAGATGAATGTAATAAGTCACACCATCCTGCATCTCTACATCTTGCGACAATATGAGTGTTAGTCCATCAACTGCCACAACTTCACCATCCTGAGTCTTAATGCTTGTATTATCAGCCACCAAAATTCGATCATTCCTCACCAGTAAATTGGATTCATCTAATGCATCAAATTCGACGCTTTCAGTCTGGTACTGCAACTTATTCCATTCACGCCACGCCCTAGTTTTAGCCACAGCATGACTACGAATGCCCGACGTACTGATCTTCAATGGGTTGCGTGCAGATCCATTCTCAGGAATAACATAAGTCACCCGAAGGTCGTCATCAGGCGAAGTGTATTCAAGCTCTACACCATCGTAGTCTTTATCAATACCTAGATTAAACGTCCGTTTTTCTGATCCAGGCACCTTGTTACGGTGATTAAAAAGCAGTACCGAGTTGTCCTGTGGTGCTTCAAATTTCAGCCGCAGCTTATTTCCGTATCTGTATGTCTCGCAGAAACATGCCGAAGCAATCATGGCTGCCTGCTCCTCAAAGCTCAGGCTATCATCATCAAAGGTGTAGCTAAATTCAGCAGGCGCATTAGAGCCAAAATAGGTTTTGATTTTCTGAATCTCTGACTTGATTTGCGGAATATCAATCTCAGTTGAAGATCTTCGTCCGATATACTCATCCAGCGCCATACCAATCAATGCTTGACCTGCATCGCGTGTTGCTTGCAACGCTCCAGTACCGTCCACCATGAGCTTACGAGTTACCAAGCAGTTTAACTTGCGCTCTTTAACCGATAATGCTCCATCTGTAGCAACTGTTCTGGATCGAATGACAGTGACATCTTGATATTCAGATTTGTTGAATTCTGAAGATAAATACGCATCTTTAACCTTGCAGTCAGTCATCGGGTTGTTGCCGCGATGTTCGCCTGTTTTAGCCACTCTGAAACGAGCATTGCCAACTATTGGTAGTTCAATTTTTAGTGTAATTCCATGACCATACCGCTTCGTAACCCGACCAGTATTGTGATTAAAGTTGTAAACTGGCGAAGTCGCCACACCATCCTCATCAATCATTTGATACTGAACCGCGATATTTACCCAAGCCCAGTTTGTCTTTCCTTTACTGTCTTGGTTCCATAGGCCATTCGGGAAATAAATATTTAAATGAAGATGAGTGGCATCGTCTTTGTAAACATCAAACCAGCCAACCCACTTATCTGTAACTAAATCCAGATCCACCGATGACACAAGATTATAAGTGGTTCCACCTAGCAAATCGGGTAGTTTTAACCAGTCTGGATTAATACTGCTTGGTGTGGCTAAAGTAATTGTGCTCGATGTAATTGCGCTGATTGTGTAGGCTCCATCCAACACCACACTATTAGATGATTTGTTTAATGAAATACCTGCTGCAATCGTGTGATCCTGTGTCACAAACTCCCAGTTAAAGTTGGTGTTTTTTGGCTGAGATAGAGTGATCGTATATAAGTATCCAGATCCATTCGCTGCGCGAGTAATACTTGAGATATCGTATTGACCAGACAAATCACGAAAAACACTCTCGGTTGAAAGCACTTCTTCCGTTTCTGGATCAAGCGTTTCAACCACAATCTCAAAAGTTGCACCGGTGAGTAGAACACCCTGAAAGCTTGTATAGTCAGGCACGCTCTCGCTTGACTGAATAGTGATAATGCCGCCCGTTTTTACAGTTGCAGTGCCGGATAAAATGGCATCTTCAACCCCGTAAGCCGCTCCCTGAATATTAATTGCATCACCAGCATTAAAGTAACTTGTGAAATTAATGCCTGTATTTTTGCGATTAATAACACCGCCTGTTGTGAAATAAATGCCTGCATTATTGTCCTCATCGCTGAGCACTCTGTCGCTTGGTTGTTGCAAGGTTTGACCGTTAATTGATGCTGATTTTTTTACAGAAAGTGGCAAGCTGCTGAACACCTGTCCAATACGGTAAAACGCTGTATCCCCCACCAAAGGTATACCTGGCTCATAAATACTGACACTCACACCATTAATTGCGCCAGCAGGCGTGTCACCATCACGGCAATCATGAATCTGGTAATACCCGCGACCAATCACCATCAAGCATTCTTCAACTTCGATTTCATTTTGATAGTAGGTATAGGTGACTGCGATTAGGTCGGGGTAAGAGCGAACCATCCCATAAATATCAGGGATACGGCTTTTTACACGTGCTTGATTGGCCCGTGCTGCAAGCTCGTTATTTGATGAACCAGCTCCACCAGTAGTAGGCTTGGGCATGGTGGCAATCGTATAGACACTATATGCTGCCATTATCGCAGTGACGACCCAAAAAACTATTTGAATCCACTCGGGGTGCATCACTACATAAAAAGTACCATCCAATGTTTTTAGGTGCTCAATATCCGCTACGGTTTTCGGTGTAACATCAGTCTGCTTTGAAACATGATTATGATAAATTCGCGCGTTTTCTGGAAAGCTATCAAACTGTTCAGCAAGATATTTGCACACATCATCAACCATGGCTTCGGTTTTGTTCTGGCTAAACTGATCATGTATGATGATGACTTTTTTCATGTGTAGAATCTCACTTCTCGGAAATGCATAGCCACCAGTTCTAGCGGCACAAACTGCACCCCTCGTGGGGTTAAATGTAAAAGCTTGTCGCAATAAAAAAGCCCAACATGTGTCGAGCTTTTCTCATTGTTCTTGAAGAACACTAGGCAGGGTGAAATCGGCTTATCCAGCCTTTTGAATCGGCCTTTACCATTCAAAAACTTTTCAATCCGCTTACTTAAGTCTTTACCAGTGATCTGCTTCCAAGCTTCACATGCAAATTCATTACAGGTGTAATCCTTGGTCCACGTCCGATCTAACAGATTATCAATAGACATTAGATCCCCTTAAGCAATGGATAGTCTTCAAAGGTGTAAAGCTTCCCAGTTTTGACAGAGTTTAGTTCTGGTGCTTGAGCATCAAAGGTCACAAGCCCAGTGCTGTCCTTTGAGATTGTAGGCGCTTCTAGAGTTTGCATCTCAACCATGGGTGCCGAAAGATCATCATCTCGATATATCTTGAAGTCGATCTTTGGTTTTACTCGTGGATAAGCAGAGTTTCGGATATTTTTTATCGCATCCATAAGCTCATCTTCCATGTCCGCCAAAGTCACCTGCAACTTCTGATCAAGATCATTGGTGACATTGGTTCGCTTGATTGACATTGGTTGATATTGGTAGAAGTTATCCCCAACCTGTATCCCATCTTCATCATTGCGGGTGTATCGAAATACCTTAGTAAAACTCGGATGGGATATTTCTAGGCATTCAAGCTGCACCACCCCACCAGAATTATTGAGAAAAAATGCAGTGTAATCTGTCATAAGTTCCCCAATGCATCAGGCAGAGCCACATTCACCAAGTGATCAAGTGGATTAAGCAGTTCTGCCAAATCCACACCTTCAGTTGCTACCGTGACAATAAGATCATCCAGATTCGGATCAATATTCAATGGCTTCACTCGAAGCTCAGCAGTGACCGTGTAGATTGGTCCTTCTTTGCTTTCAAGGCTTGGGCTTCCAGAGAAATAGCACTGATAATCCTCAACCTCTGGACCATCAATGCAAAGCTTCGCTAAAAAACGCTGATTTGGGTTTCTAGCCCAAACACGGTAAAAGGCCATTAAATACTGATAGCCTGCATCCTTTACCACCCACCGCACTGATGCGCTATGGTATGTGCCTTTTAATGCACGCTTAAACCTTGGTGCACCACCGTCTAACTCTTGAGAAATAACACCATCCCCAATCTGGGCTGAATAGCCTGACTGGGTTGTGCAATACAACAGCTTATGCATTATCGTCTCCGTGATGCTGTGGTGTTCTGCTTAAGTGATTTGGAAAGCGTACTGTTGGGATTACCTAAACGACCAGCCAACTGCCGTTCAATCACATCAATATCAACACTGCCGTCGGGGTTTTGACGCGCGTTGACTTGTGCGCCAGTGTTGTTATTAACAGTGATTTTGGCACCTGAACTGTTGCTACGCGCTTCATTCAGGTAGTTTTTCAGATCACTATTCGTCCGACTATCAACAACACGTTCACCCTTATCCAAAAGCCATGTGCCTTCTTTCGGGATGTTGTCGATACCATCGTGGGCCATGCCTGCAACAGTCTGAGCTGTAATTAATCCTACATTCGCGTAACCAAGCCCTAAGATCATTTGCGAATACGCAGCCTTTTGAGCCATGGTTAGTGCTGTCGGATCTGCCATAACTTGAGCGGCTGCTAGGTGCGTAGAAACCAAAGCGGAGCCGATTGCAAACATCTGCTGCATTAAGAACATAGCTTTATATGCGCCTGATTGCTCGCCCTGACTATCTTTCACTATTTGAGTCATATCACCCCAAACAGAGCCAGCTTGAGATAGCAGTGAACCATACATCTGCATTGTGCTTTCGTACTGCTGAAACTCTAGATCTTTAACTTGCTGGTTGTAATCAACATCAATAGCAGCCATTGCATCGCGGTATTCTTGATGCGCTTCCAGTAGTGCGGCGTAACGCTCATCATCAGTCGAATAGGCATCACTGGTCATGATGTCCTGCTCAACACCTACACGCTGATTTTTAAGGTTAGCCTGAGCATTAGATCGGTCATTCTCCAAAGACCATTTTGCATAATCTTGTGGTGACATGGTTGCTTGAGCAAAGATTTCGTCAACGCCAGACGATAGGCCTTTAATGCTATCTCGCATGGCTTGTTGCACATTTTGAGCATGAAATCTAGCTTTTTGAAGCTCAAGCGCGTACTGCTCATCTAAAGCTTTGAGTTTTAATTCCTTGATTTCGTCATTGTATTTCCCCGACTCATTTACAATAATTCGCTGAGTTTCATAGAAGTAATTAAGCTTCTGCTCTTCAGACCATTTGAAATCATTGATTTCCTCGGTGATTTGACGAAGATACATCTCCTCTTCAAATTCATATCGCGCTTTAGCCTTGGCTAAATATTCAGATTCCTGTGGGCCGAAATTGGCTTTTTGAATTTCAGCCATTTGGCGCTTATGATCTTCAGCAAACTTGGCAAAATCATCTAGATAATCATACGAAATTGAAGCACGCGCCTGCTCCTGTTGTTTTTTCAGGGCATCAGTTGCGGCATTTGTTGCATTAGCAGCTTGGTTTTGTTTTTTAATCCACTCATCTGAGCCAGACGTAACACCTTGTTGATTTTTTATAAGTTCAGCCGCAGCTTTTGTTGCAGCTGCAGTTGCCCCACTGTACATTCTCTTAATTACAGCTAGTGAGTCATCTGCAATATCCCTATTATCTTGTAGAGCCATATTCGTTGCGCTGTCTGGTGCACGCATATTAATAGCAGTAAGAACTGCGGTTTTTGCCAGTTTGATACCAGGTAAATTATCAGCCCAAGTACCACCATCTGCGGATAAATCAATTGTATTTTTTGCTTTTACCGTTTCTACAGCCAAGCCCGCTATTGCATTTGATAGCATTTTTACGGTGGCATGCACACCAATAGCGAATACGGCAACACCTTTAAACACATCACCAAGTGTTTCACCTGCCTCAGACATTAAGTTTGTTTCCACTGTTGCGCCAGACATCGCATCACCAACAGAAACAAGTGCAGGCATTAAGCCTTGAATGAATTGATTTTTTGCGCCCTTAACTTGCAAATCCAATAGCTTCATTTGAACACGTAATTCAGCAGCCTTGGCGATTGCTGACTCATCCATAATCACGCCAGCACGTTCTGCAGCATCCGCCCAATATTCAAATCCTTTGCCTCCATCTTTTAATAACGGAATTAGATTTGTTGTATCGGATGCCATGCTTTCTAGGTAGAAAGACATTTGTTGCTGAGTAACGCCTGCCTCTTCAAGTTTATCTACATAAAGTTGCAGGGCTTGAGGACCTGAAAGATTTTGCATTTCAAGTGCTAGTTTTCGTGCGCCCTCTGCTGAACCCTCTGTTTTAATCGCGATCTGCTCAAAGAAATCAACCGCACCACCAGAACCAATAGTGATGAACTCGCCTAGTTTTTCATTAAAGTCTTTTAGCTGGTCTGCTAGTTTTTCTGAGCTAATCCCCATAGTCTCAGCACCAACAGCCATCTTTTGGAATTCTTGTGTTGTGCTGTTTGAGATAGAGGCAAAAGTCTGGAGTTCACGGGCAGCATTTGCGTATTCGTTTGCCATAGCAAGCACGCCAGCACCAACAGCCGCAGCACTAGCGACCGCCATTACCCCGTAGGTATTTACATGCTTGCGCATATTATCAAAGCTTAATTTCGTCTGTTTTTCCGCACTTTTCATTGGGCCAACAAAGTTGCCAATTTTAGTAATCAGATCGAGTGTAAGCGTTCCGAGCTTTGTAGACATATAAACCTCTAGGCAATAAAAAACCCCGCTTTCGCGAGGCTTCTTGGGATCTATTTAAATTTTAATTAATTTCTTTAGCGCATCTTGGTGTTGCTAGCTTTAGCTCGTTGTCGGCTCTATATTTCATATCAGCGTTAAAAGCCGAGAAAGTTGTTTTGACATTTAAAATCTGATTATTGATAGTGATTTTTTTTAATGCCATTCCATTTTGAGCATAAATCAAACTGCCAGAATTTCGAAGTTGATAGACATTTACACTATGCCCATTATCTTCACACATCACCCCAGTGCCATCTTGGTTAAGCTTAATGGTTGATAAACCTCCCGCAGCAGCAGTTGTCCAAATTCCTACAACTTCAGGCTGTGTTACCTGTGCATCCAGAAACTTATTGTCAATCATCTGGGTTGCTGGGCTAACACAGCCAACCATTGACAACCCTGCAATCCCTATTAATAGAATTTTCTTCATATGAATACCCTTTTATAAGCTATCACAAGATACTAATTATTGAGGTAAAAAGAAACCTCCCGAGGGAGGTTATCCTATTATCTGTCTTCCAGTGGCAACATTGGCTGAATCTTACTTTTAAGCTCTTCTAGCCTTTCCAGTGCTTGTGGCTTGTATTGTTTTCCGACCAGACTTAATGTTCTTCCAGCATTGGATGCAATTTCAGTAAATTTATCAAACTCTAGAGCAGCCTTGTTGAATTGATTTATCAAACCAAATGCAGTCTGGCGAAGCGCCTTCTCGCAATTGATAAAATAACGTCTAGCCATTTTACCTTGATCATTACTTTCAACCATGGAAAGCTCTTTTGCCATATCGAGAGTTAAGAAGTAGTCAACTCGCTTAGCCTTACCTTTTTGCCCACTAGATCTTTGGGTTTCGGCAATTACCGAAAGGCAGGCAAAGTCCACATTTTCCTCAAACCCATAGGTTTTGATGCGCTTCTTAATCCAGTCAGCAAACCGATCACCGTTTTTTAGCCAGACATGAAGCGTTCGAGCATCAACACATGGTTGCAACTCACCATCAATTTCATATTCAGTAACTGGAACAAGAGTATCTGTTTTTACAATTGCATTCATGCTGCACACTCCTCTGCAAAAAGTGACGCCAGTTGTGGTGAAAACTCTTTAAAGAATTCAAATTCCTCTAAACACTCATCTTGTGAGTTGTTTGCAATTCCAGATGCTAAGCGTGCTAAGGTTTCAGATGTTGAGTGCTTGCTAGACTTTTCGGCAATTACGCTAGCTAAAGCCTGCAACTCAGCAAATCTAAATTTTGCAGTACGAATTGATTCTAGTAAGCGCAATAATTGGTGTTCACTGATCTGAACTTGCTTGCCTTTGGAAAAATGGGTTATATTAGACATGTTGATATTCCTTTGTTAACAGCAATCAAGCCCCGATCCGCCAAGATTTGATGGGCTTTTTTGTTGCCTGTTGATTTCATGCTTTCGCACTCTTGTGTTTCTCTACCAATAATTTGACCGCTTCATTCAAAAGATAAACCATTGATCTTTTATCTTCCTTTGCAATCGCCTTAAGTTCTTTGTGCAGGTCGCTATCTAACCGACCCTTCACGTAAACAATTTCCTCTTTCATACTACCTCCAATTATTGCCACATTTTGTGGCGTTTGATAACTATAGCCACACTTTGTGGTAATGTAAATACCTATCGTGAAATATTTACCACAATTTGTGGCATTGAGGTTTTTAATGAGTAATCAAACTGATCACACCATAGTTAGATTGCGTGTCCCGCCCGAACTAAAGCAAAAAATTGAAGATTCAGCAGAAAAAAATAATCGTTCGCAAAGTGCAGAAATGGTCGCTCGCCTAGAGAAAAGCTTTGAGCCTGAGCTTAAAGCCTCGGAAACATTTGAATTTGAGGCAATGAAGCGAATCTACCTAGAGCAATCAGCACAGATTAAAGAACTAAGGGATATGCTTAAAGAATTAATAAAGAAACCAACCTAAGCCGATTTCTTCTTAATAGCTAACATCCGCTCTTCTTCAAAAGTTAGTTCCGGAATTGTCTCATGCGGCATAAAGATACGAGCATCAACACGCTTATCCTCTTCAACCTTACCATTGAAATAAAGCGCGTATAGATTGCCAGCGCCCTGCTCTATACGTCGGCCCATATTAAATGAGCCATACTTATTGCGATAAGCCTGCCAGACTCTCAGCTCTTTTGGAGTGATTTTCTTTTTTGCTTGCTCAATGGTTCTCCCACCGATTCCATTGAGGACGAGTTCACACCAGAATTCATGTTCTTCAACTTCAACTTGTTCTTTCCCAAAAAATCATTCACTTCATCGGATGAATCATGGAGCGCATTCAGAATGGCTGGGTGGGTTTGCCCCACTGCTTCAATGTCTGAATACAAAGGCTCTTTTGTGTCCAGATTGTAAACAGTGAGCAGTACGCGTCGCTTAACCACGTCAGCAACTGTGAGCTTTTCAGGATCTTCACCCTTGAACATATTTGACACTTCATCATAGCTTAGCGACTTAATTAGAATATCTGCCTCAAAAGTCTCATCATTGATAATGAATTTTGGAGACTTTGGAGATAAGTCGGATAAGGCTGTGCTGGAAAGCGCTAAAAGTTCAGATGTATTTAACTTAGCCACCTGTCACCACCTTAAATTCATCAGTTACTTCTGTTTGGCGCTTCATCGGCACTGTATGGTTTACTAGAGCATCAGCATCAAATACTGGTGAACCTTTGCGCAGAATAGCGCGGAAAGAAGACCATGTACGTCCTGTTGGCAGAGTTACAGTACTGCCAGTAATGGTTGGAGGTACATCACCATCAGACCAGCCCACATATACACCCACTTCTGCGCGATCTGCTGCAAGCTCAAGTAATTTCATGTGTGAAAGGTTTTTAGGATCGGTGTCAATTTGAATTGAACCCTCACCTGGTGTAGTCAAACCCCAGTCCGAAGTTGCTGTGGTTTTTTCTTCCAAGCAAGTTGTACCAATTTCTGTGGTACTGTCATCGCCAAGCACTAGTGCTTTAATACAGTCCATCTTTGTGAGTGTTGGAGTATCGCCATGTAAAATCCATACTTGCGTACCCTGAGATAAAACACCTTTCTTCGCCATGAGTAGCTACTCCTCAATTTTAGGCATAAAAAAAGCCACCGAGTGGTGGCATTGGTTTGGAAATAATTTGGTTACTCAAATAGGCATGGCTGCATAAGTCGTTCAACTTCTGTGATTGCAGTCATTAATAAATCTCGTTTCTTGCGATAACTGCCCAAAACACTACCTGCAAGGCTTGCATCTGATTTCGCTAGATCAAGCTGAAGTGATAATTTGTTGTGAATATTGTTATAACTTTGATCCTGCGAGCGAATAAACTCTCGTGTTTCAAAGAATGCTTTCACTAATGCTTTTTTAAAATCAATAACTCGTGGACTGTTCCGCATAAGTGTCATTAAGAAGGTCGCCTGTTGTTCATTTAATGGAACAAATTTACGCTCTTGAGTACCGCCATTTGTCTCAAAGGATTGGATTTTAAATCTAACCCTTCCAAATTCTTGGAAGTCAGGCATGTAAGTTCTAACCAACTTAATAACTGTTGCATGCTGGATACCTAAACCAAGTGCTATTTGCAAAGTGGTTGTCATGGGTTCGCCACTTTCGACTTCAACAATTGCGATTGGTTTTAACATAGCATTCATAATTAACTCCTTTGAGTTGTGTTGAGCCTGAATGCTGAACGCATATAAACACTCAGGCATAAAAAAAGCACCCGGTTGGGTGCTATGTGGAAAAAACTATTTATCGATCTAAAAACCAATTCGCATCAAAGCCACGACCGAAGATATTGGTGTCGGCAATGCGCTCAAAATGGTTCGGGTGAATATTGGTAATGTAGCAATGTGACTCTAAAGCTTTTCGTATTGCTGCACGAATATCCGATGCTCTTTTCTGCTGAGTGTCGTAAACCACAATCTGGAAGGACACGTGATCAGTATTCGCTGGGCAATCCAAGTGGTTTTCAGGATTGGCTGTGACTACTGACCAGACCGCATAGGGATATGGAGTTTTGTGTGGTGCAATATCCTCAAATACCCTTAAAGGATTGGTGTTAAGCAATGCTGTGACTTCAGGACTGGCTTTTAGTGTCGAAACTACAGGTAAAATGTTCATAATTTTGCGAGTTCCTTGTCGATTTCTTTATTGAAGTTTTCAGCAAAGCTATTGGTCACGGCTTGGATGTTGTTTTGCAGTGCTGGGCGCATGAATGGAGTTGGTGGATTATGCGCAGAGCCAAACTCTAACCAACGCCAGTGCCGCGTATCGCCACCACTCGTATTGGGTGGATTTGGGTTGGAAAATGACGCACCGCCACGAACACCGACACGCATCACCACCTCATTCGGGTTTCGTGTTTTACCGGCAGCAATCGCAATATTTTTCCAGATCTTCTCAGCTGTTTCTGGGTCATCCAGACCTTTTGCATTGGCCCGAGCTGCATCACGTACAATTGCCATTGCCTTACGCATGGAACGCCTTGCAGCATTCTTCATCAAACGAGGATTACCAAGTCTTTTAAGCTTTTCCTGAACTTCATCCAAGCCTTCAATATTGAATTCTACTGACATGGCTTACTCCACTAAAGACAGCTCCAACGTCATATAAATTCGACCATTTTCATTGTCGGGTTTGGGTGGTGAAACGATCTGGAATGTCTGACCATCAAATAAGACACGCATACTTGAGTCAATATCATCACGCTTGCGTAGTTTTAATCGAGCTGTCGTTTCTGATCCTGCGGCTTTGGCGTTTATCGAATCTTTTACAGAAAGGAATTCTAATTTACCCCAAAGCTTTTTGTATTCAGTCCAAGCTTCGGTTTCATAGTTGTATTCATCATAGGTTGTGGTTTTATGCTGAATCGTTACACGGTGGCATAGCTCGCCGGCACGTTGGGCCATATCACACCCCCATATTCCGGTAAGGCTGGATTAAGGACCAGTATCCTAAAGGCAATTCAATCGTTGCCTGAGTAGTGGCTTCCCGGTTGGCATAAAGATGTGCCACAAAGAGAAGCCGTGCAGCATCTAGGGCCTTGTTATCAACAAGGTCATTTTCATTTACTCGCTCAGCCTCAGTTGCGATAACTTTGCGATCTAAATGTGCTTGAATTTGCTCATTGGCAGCATCGATATATGCTTCTATCAAAGTATCTTCATCGTCATGATCTACACGACAATGTAACTTGGCTTTTGCGAGATCAATCATTCTGGTTTGGCCTGTTTTGCTGGGGTTTTGGTTGTTTTAGGTTTTGGCTCTTCTACGGATTCAACTAAAACACCCTTATCAACTAAGTGTTTCACATCCGCTGGATTTGCTGTGCGCTTATCACCAGTCTGGTAATACTTATCACCATAGTGCTCACGCTTAACGTCGTACTCAGTCATGACTATCTCCTAATAAATAAGGGCCAGCAATTTGGCCCTTATTAGATTTGGCATTAACCACCAGTAACTGCTGGGGTAATATCACCATAAATGAATGCTTCTGGACGATAAACCGCCAATGCCAGACGCTCTTCCGCAAGAATGGTCACCAAGTTTTTAACAAAGTCGTCTTCGTTCTCGGTTGCCACTTCAACACGTGAAGCCCAGCGGTCAAAGATTTGAGCACCCATTGAGAAAGCACCAGTCAGGAATTTACCCGCAGCAATCGCCTGTGTTTCTGCAACCGGAAGCCCCCACAGAGTTGGGTTTAGATTGCCTTGTGGATTGCCGATGATGTACTGACCAGATGTGTCTTTCAGAGTTTCAATTGCAGCCCAGTCAATCGGGTTTAGCACATGGCCGCTTGCAGGGTATTCAGCAAGAATTGCCTGAAGCATTGCGAAGCGTAGGGTGTCAATTTTGCTTTCTGCGGTAGTGGATACACCTGCGGGGCGCACATATCCGGTGGCTTGCGGAATAATACCTAGCAAATTTTGACCAGTGCCGTCACCGTTCAGGATCTGCTGCTCTTCTTTGAAAGCAAGCCCATAGCGCAAACGACCATCGATGTAAGACTGCAACTGCGATGCATCATCAAGAATCTGGCGCGATGCCTTCATGTAGTGAGCAATAACTTTTGCAGTAGTCGATTTCAGGTCAAATTTAATGTCAGACTGTGGCTTTAATGCACCTTCAGCCACCATACCAGCAGCATTCACAAAACCAGTTTCTTGAACGTATTCAAGCGCGTTACCGTCCATGCGGCCCTGCATCAACAGGTCACGGATTGTAAGCTTACGATCCTGTGGAGCAATAATGCCCGGTAAACGTGTAGTTTGTACTAAATCACCAGCTGAGCCAGCAGCATCCGTGGTTGCTGAAGTAATGGTGGCTTTAATTTCAAGGTTTGCTTTACCGCGCTGACCAGCTGAACCAACCAGTGATTTAAACTGATCAGATTCCACAAATTGACGACCAAGAGATTTAACTTCTTCTTTGCCGTCCTGTGGGCGACGCGCCATTTTTTGCTCAAGCTCATCAAGTCGAGCTTTAGCTTCATTCAGCTTTGTAATTGCTTCATCAGCAGTTTGTTTTGCAGTTTCAGAGATTTTATCATTGTGCTCTGCCTTGCCTTTAAACTCTTCAGCAATGCCTTTCACATGATCCACTTGTTTTTTAAACTCTTGAGCGAGCACTTCGATTTGATCAGTCATTTTGACTTCCTTTTAAAATATTAAGAGCATTTAAAATTGATTTCGCTTGGAACTTTTCATCTTCGGACTCGCTCAAAAGATGACGCAAACCCTTGCCAGCGATTGCAGTGGCTTGCGATTTTGAAAAGCCTGACTCTCTCAGGAACTTTTCGAATTCTGGTAAAGTTGGCAATTCACCATCTTCTAATTTGGATTTCACGGATGTGATAAGGCTTTCTTCATTGGCAGGCATGGTCACAATTGAAATCTCGCCTAGGTCAAGCTCGATTAACTCTCGGATGCCGTTGGTTTGTTGGTTAGCCTTCTTGGTTTTGTAACCAATACTTAAACCATCAATAGCACCAGCTTTTAGCAACGCATGCGTAGATTTTGCTCTTGGCACATCATCAATTAGCAATCGACCCTCAACAAAAAGCCCTTTTTCATCCTCATAGATATTTGTGTACACCCCGATTGGTTCGCCATCGTTGTGATTCCACAAAACAGGGGGCATCTTGTTTTTCTCAGCCCATTTTTCTAAAGATTTAGCAAATGCCCCTGGAAGAATTACGTCGTTGTACCAGTCAACATTGCCAAAAACCGCACCATAGCCCGAAAAAAAACCGTCCTCTTGGACGGCCTTTATCTTTAAATTAAAACTTTTTCTATTCATTTGTTTCACCTTTATCGGTGCCCAGCGGAACCATTTGCATCTGAACCATTAACTTGTCTGCGGTTGGATCGTCAGCTCTTGGCATATCCTCAAGCTCTCGCACTTCATTGCGGGTATATAGACCGTTCTGAGTCATTTTCACGTAGAAATCAGCTCTTGCGGCATTATTGGCGCGCAGTAGGCCATCAACCGCAAACTTAGGTCGATATTTGTATTTATCTTGTGGCAATAACAACTTCCGAGCGATTGTCTGCTCATATCGAACCAGTTGCGGATTCAGTGAATAAGTAAGGAATCCCTGATTGGTTTGCTCAAGGCTTGATGCCCATGAGCTGGCTTTGTTTGTGTGGCCAATTAGCTGAGGTGGCACGCCAAAGGCCCGGCAAATTTCCTCAATACCAAAATAACGACTTTCAAGAAGTTGAGCATCAACCGGATTAATACGAATATTTGAAGCGCTGGCTACTTTCATACCCGCCTCAAGAATCATGTATTTCCCAGCATTCTCAGGGAGACTAAAACTAGACAAACCTTTGCGCATTTTTGCACGCTGCTCATCAGTCAATGTTTTTTCACCAGTCTCAAGAAAACCACCAACCTTTAAGCCATTTTTGAACCAGTCCTGTGCTTGATTGTTGGCATCAAACTGCATGCCAATCGTCTGAGCAAAGAATTGAATTGCCGATAACCCCACATATCCATCCAAGGTAAATCCCTTAAAATGCAGAATTTCATCATCGGTATAGATCTTAACTTTGCCATTTTCCGTGTAATGGTATTCAAAGCTCCCATCTTTTAGCCGCTTTTTAACCATTTCACTAGGGAATAATGGCTCTAAGGAGATAACACTGCGATTATTGCGACGAGTAATGTAGCTATACGCATTGCCCCATAAATCCAAGCACGCTGACTGAATTTGCCAAAATTCACTGGCGCACATATCTGCATTGGGTGAGTCATGCAAGATTCGATATAACTCGTGGTCTTTGGCAATCTTTTTTTCAGTGTCGTATAAGTGAAGTGGCAAGGTTGAAATAGTTTCAGCGCGTAACTTCACGCAAGCCCAAACTGCCGATAACTTCAGAGAGGTTTCGGGATTGACAACTGCACCACCAGAAGACATATAGCTATCTACTGGATAGGAAGTATCCCCTTTCTTTAATTGAGTTTTTCCAGTCAATCGTGACCAGAAGCGAGACCAGAATCCCGTGTCTTGTAAGTCGCTCATGCTATCACGATGTCCTCTAAATATCCGTCAATGTCATAGTTTTTAACTTCCGGTGCCAGACTCATAAGTGCCACCGCGTTAAACGTGGCAATCAATGGGTCAATCTTCCCGACACCCGATTCCTGTTTGCTGATCATCATGCCATTACCCTTCACGACTGCACGCGCATTACCAACACACCAAGTCATTAAGCCTTGTCCGGCATGGTAAAGATTACCCTCAGCAAGTTTTCGTTCCGTGGTGAGGATATAGCCCATCAATTTAAAACCTTGGGCCACTGCAATTAGCTTGTCTTCAGGAATACCAGCATCGAGCAAGCCATCTAAAAGACCACCCAGGCCAAGTGGATCGAGTCCAATCTTGTCGAGCTTGCCAGAGTCAAAGCATTTCTTTGCGATTGCTGCGAGTTCACCAATATCATCACCAACACGATCAACAATGGTCAGACTGCCTTCTTTTTCATAGTCAGCGTACTTTGGCGCGTTCTCTTTGCGTCGCTCGACTGCGGTTTTATTGCACCAGGCATGATTCCAAAGCCACCATTTACGGCTTTTTGCGTGCCGACCTAGTACAGCAAAGCCGAGCAAGTCATCAAGGCCACCACCATCAATACCGCAGGTGATGACATCTGATTGCTCGATCAATTTATCCAAGGTGAATTTTTTGGATTGCTGAAGCCAATATTCAGCACCAGCCCAGCGGTTGGCACGTAGGTTTAGGCCAATTGGTACGTTTAAGTGTTTTGCAAGAAAGTCACGCAGCGATTCTTCGCCAGCATCCTTGACCTTTTCAAACTCGTTAATTAGGTAATCAAGATCAACCGATGCACCCAAGTTTGGATTGGTGACATAGAAGTTTTCAGGTTTTAAGTGCTCACCTGCCTCAAGCATCCATTCAGGAAACTCGTAAATCAGCGGCAAGAACTGAGGATTGACTTTTACACCGTCCCGAATATCACGCGCATAGTCCAGCAACTGCTTAAATACACCGCATGGCGTTTCATCCGACATGGTAGATAAGTAGATAACACAACCTTCAGGCCGTGATGCTAGACCGCCTTTTGCTTCACGAAACATCGATTCAGCGTTTGATCGTTTCCCGAACAACCAAACTTCGTCAATGAGGATGATCGTGGCTTTCTTACCTGCAGTAGCATTACTTTCCGCAGCAATCACTTTTAAGGTTGTATTCGTACCCAAGTGAGTGACTGTTTTGGTGTGCTCCGACACATTGAACATTTCCTGAAGCTCAGGATCGGCTCGAATGAAGTCTCGAATTGGATTAAAACTATTATCTGCGACCTCTTTCGTGGGCGCCAACAGAATAAGCTCAGCCGACATACGATCATTTAAGATCAAGGCCACCATCATGATGCCGGCTGCAATCGTGGACTTAGTATTTTTCTTGGAGATCAGCAGGAAGAATTCACGAATTAAACGCTTCTTCTGTTCCGGATCGTAAGCACCAAAGATTGCCCGGACAAATTCAATTACCCAATCAAGTGTGACCTCACCCATTTTTGGGCTACCCATCACATCGACCAGGATTAATTCTTTAAAAATCCGCTCTGCCACATCGGCCACTTCTGGAAAAAGCGGTTCACATGGCATGAGTGACTTTTTAGCGACAATACGTTCCTCCCAGTCTGGAAGAGATGTCGACCATTCTGGGAGCATTGCTGACATAAACTTAACTTCTCAACTGTGAACCCAATGTTCCAAACTTCCCGCCTTGAGTGGCTTTTTTGGCTTCATCGGCTTTGGTTTCTTTCTTGCCTTTTTCAGCAACTTTGCCATGGAAATACGGAAGGGCTGCTTTTGCTGCATCCATTCGCATCTTCATATCTTCAACCGGATCGGTCCAAATCTCTTCTAAAAATTTGAGCGGGTCAGCACGACTGCCAGCAGTTTCAATGTCTTTTTTAGTGATGATTGGTCGTGGTTCTGGCTTGGAATCAACTTTAACTTCGGTGTTAATCTTAAGCCTTTCAATGTGTGCAATCACATCAGGGTCTTTGGCTAATCTCGATCCAGCTTGTGATGCTGATTCAGGACTGTACCCCGCGAAAATAGCGGCTTGCCTGTTATCTGCACCATCATGTTTAGATTGGGCAAATGCCTTCTTTTTTGCTGTTAAAGCCATGTACCCTCCTTTAACATATTTCTGTGGGACAAATTTTTTTATGCGTGGGTCGGCTGGTGGTCAGGATTTTTCAATCGTTTTTTAAGAATCTTTTACCCCCCACCATTGGGAAATCAAATCTCCCACTTGCCAACCGATTGAATCTGCTTCTGTTTAACCGACATAGTTCTTCTTTCATCATTCATAATCCTTTCAATGCATTCTTCTTTGGATGTCTCCATGATATGCACTGAGGATGGTTGAAGCTTAGAGACCCACCATCGTCTCTGTGCTGGAGTTGAGCCTGTAAGAATGAGATAGCCACTCTGATTATGCTTAGACATCTGTAGCAGCAAGCTGTTGCGCTTCCTAACAGCCAGTGCAAAGTCTTGCTTATTGCCTTTATAGATTGGCTTACCACCAATGTCAGCAATCATCTCATCCAAGTCGAGTACCACATCATTAGGCTTGGCATGTTCCTTTACCCATGTAGACTTACCCGAACCTGCACAACCGAACACGATTGTTAATCGAGGTATTGGTTCTAACCAGTCAGGCATGAACACGTATGCTGTACTGTTCTTCAACCCTGCTTCTTCACGCTGCTTGATAGATGAGTGACAGGACATGCATAGGCTTTGGTGGTTGTCTGTATTCCAAAATAGATCCTGATCACCACGATGCGGTTCAATATGATCGACCACCTTAGCTTCGGTTACTCTACCCTGCTCCAAGCAGTACACACACAATGGATGGCTTTGTAAGAAGCTTAAGCGATACTTCTGCCACTTGTACCCATATCCACGCTCTGCTGTGGTCTTGTTATCACGCCATGAATCACTGACCTGTTTAATTGGTCTCGGTGCCTTCGGTGTCATCGCCTGTAGTTTGCTTTGCAGTCTGGGTAGTTTCATTCATTTCCACTCGCATTAACCCAACAGCCTCAAGTTGCTCATCAGTCATCTGTTCAAGTGCCACACCTGGACAAAGCACCACAGCCTTAGACTTGCAGAACTCTGGCCATGACTTCTTGACAGCCTCTGCAATCTCAGGAGTAATGGGCCTTTCTGTTCTTAGTACATTGATTGCTGCATCTGGCGATAAAGGCTCAACCGTAAAATTAATAACAACTGGTCTTACTAACCACTTCTTAATTAGCTCAAACATATCCTATCCATCCAAATACTGTGACTTAGGCTGCTCATCCTCACCACCTTCCAACTGAATCAATAGCTCATTGATCTGAGCGTTCTGTTCATTGTTGATCTGGATGACTTGGGCCACTTGGTTTATTAACTGACTGTTCTGTTCGAGTAGCTTGAGAAGTAAGTCGCTCGATACACAACCGCATTCTTTCTTTTGATCGCTCATATTGTTCTTTCATCCATTTACGTCGTACTTCGCATGCTGCACATGTCATTGATTGAACTCCCAAGCAAACTTCAAATCATCTGGCGTATTCAACCAACACCCATGTTTATTACAGAATGCATGAATGTCATTTAGGTATTCAGTGAACTGCTCAACACTTGCATCTGTGGTACTGATCAATTCATTTAATCCATCAGCCACTTGCTGATACATTGGGTGCTTTTGATCTTTCAAAACCTTTACTGCTGCAAATGTATTTCTGTATTGACCAACATCATCACGGTGATAAATACGAGCTAAAAATTGCTTCTTAAAATACAAATGCTCTGTATCTTTATCTGTGCCTTGACGCTTCGCCCATTGATTTATCCACATCCAATAAAGGCGGTTCTGCGCTTTACTGCGGTCATCTTCTTTTTGATCTATCCGAACAACCAACGGCTTACCATCACTTAATGCATTCGCATGATGCTTATGCATATAGGCAATCGCACGACCAACTTCTTCAAATGACTTGATAACAAAGCATGCAGGTTCGAGTTTAAAAGTATTCTTCATCCCTTTTACCCATCATCAGCTCAGTCTTAACCAGCCACTTCTCAAACATTGCTTCACTCTCTGCCCGATTACCTAATTCAAAACGATCGAATGCAGCATGGCATGAATGACAAAGCGGAATTGCAAATAGGTCGGATGCCTTAATCCCCCTACCCTTACCGTGCTTCGCTGAATTACTGTGAGCCGCTTGTGAGTTTGGATTACCGCACCTTACACACGGCAATTTACGAATCTCAGCGAGTCTTTTGGGATTGCGCATTTAACTGTTCTTCTATGCAATGAATCTGCTTATTGATCTTGCGCAATTCAGCACCGCAAGACTCTCTAAACGCATAGCTTGAAAACAAATGGTTGTAATTCATCAATCGGCTACGGTTCTTTCCTAGTAATTCTAAATTCCGTTTTGCTTCTACGATATCCATATTCACCGACCTTGACGCTTATACTTGCGTCTCTTTGCCTGACTTACACGATTAGGCTTTGATTTATATTTTGCTGGCTGAGTCAAACGCATAGCCCGCGATAATGCACCCAAACTATCGGTAGCTCGATGCATCCCATCACCAACCACCATCATCCCCATGGATGCTAAGGCCATTCCTAAACTCATTCGACTCATTCGCATATCCACCACCAATAAGAAAAGAAAAACCCCGCCAATAATGCATATTGAGCGGGGTTTTATGTGCCGTAATACGTTCGGCGATGGAAAAATTATTTCTGCTTTTCTAGCTTAAGCTCATCATAGCGATTTAAATTAAAAGCCCAATCCGCATTACGATCATGCATTTCATGTGCCCACTTCTTTGGCATAAACATCATGAGTGGGTGGACAATACAATTATGGACAAAACATTTTAACCAATTCTTCATAAGGTACTCTCTACCAATTATTTAACTTCTTTCAAGCAATCACGACACACTTTGATTTCTTCATCATCAACCGTGTAATCGATCTCAGTCGCACCGTGTAGGCCGAATAAACATAATAAGAATCGGAGCATGTGGATCTCCTGAATATTGGCGCGCCCAGTAGGATTCGAACCCACATAAGTCGGAATAGAAGTCCGATGCATAATCCTTTCTGCCATAGGCGCATTGGGTGGCGGTATTAATTTAAAAACCACTAGAAATTAATAGGGACCGCCATAGGTGCCCTGATATTGCTTTCACAAAACATTTCTCAGGCATTAAAAAAGCCCATCGTTTGATGAGCTTAATTTAGTCATGGTCAAAAACTGCGTAATACGACCAGTATAGTGAAACTATACCTTGGTTTCCAAAATAATGGAATCCCTATGCTCGCATTTCTTTGTAAGTATTTTTCTTATACTTCTGAATAGCTTGAGACGCCTCATCAATCGCAGACTCAAGTGCTAAACTCATTAGGTTTTCGTATGGCTTCCACGTCTTGCGGTAAATCTCAACCTGCATCTGCATCGAATTAATCCCCGCATAATACAATCGCCCTTGCGCTGTAAAATTCCCCTCCAACTCAGGATTTAATGAGAAATCAATTACCATACGTGCAATCAAGTATGCCAAATGATTCATGGTGATATGCTCAGGTTCTCGCTTCTTACCTTCCTTAGCATTGACTAGCATGATTTTAACCAAGTGATTGCGCACATATTCATAATCACTTTCGCACTTCCCATCAAAGACAATTAATGAAGTAACCGACTTTGCCAACTGCGTATCCATTGTAGCAATGGCGCCCAAGCGGTCTTCATAATTCAAAGGCTTTTCCCCAGTGCCATGTGCTTGTGGTTCAAAGTTTGGTGACTTAGCTGTAATACCATGAGTCAACCATTCAAATTGTTCAAATTTATCTGTTGCTGCATTCATCCCTATCCCCTCAAACCTTTAACTTTTCAACTTGAATAATCAACTTCCCGCCTTTTTCTGATGGCAACCGCTTCACAAGCAATTCATCCACCTGGGAATCATCCAGAATCAATCCACCTTTCGACAAAGCGTCAAAGCATGGCTTCACGATGTTATCGATGTCACGTATTTTCGCGTCAGGTGGCGCGTATTCGATCTTTACGCGAACTCTGCCCTGATACCCTGCCGGCTCAATAAACCGCTTCATAACGTCAATAAAGTGGATTGCACGCTTACTTAATCGATTGGTCTTGTTGGCCACGCGAATCCAGTAGTGATTTACCGAAGGAGGCGTGATTAAAACTTCACACCAAAGTAGTTCATCATTCATCACACCAAATCCTTTCCCTTCGACCAGATGGGCCGGAACCTTTGGCATAGGATCTGGATTAGATTTCTTTTTCCCTGACTTGGCTGTTACACCAAATCGAGGGCCAATACCAGCTTTTCGTGCCTGTGCTGCGGTGATGCGGAGATTAGTCATTGGCACCTCGCAGAGCTTCTTCTAAATCAGTAATCACATATTCAGTAGTAACCCGATGACCCTTGTCGTATAAATCCATTTCCCGAAAATCAACCATGGATTCCTTAAGCTCGCAAAGCACGTGCTCTACAGCCTCAACCTGTTTTTTCTTCCCGATATAACACTGCTCCATGTTGTTGAGTTGGGCTTTTAGGTCGTCGATGATGGTTTGTTGGTGGTTCCACATCTTGTAATCTTCTGAGTACAGCTCCTCCACCCTTTGATCTGGATAAATCCGCTTTTGACGCTCATAGTCACGTGGATAATTCACTTTGATGTATTCTTCAAAATCACTCATGCTCAACCACCTCCACATCAGCACACAAACACATGAAAGGCGTTCCATCATCTAAGCGCCCAAATACGCGACCATCTTCAACTCGGTCTAATACACCGTATCCAGTGAAGCGCTTACCTGAATAAATCGTTCTTGATTCACTTATGAAATCTACTTTTACGCGGTCGCCTGCTTTCATGCTGATACCCCATACTTTTCAAAGAAAAACACCACAGGTTCAGATTTGATTTCTATCAATCCAAAACGATGCAAGTGACGTGCATGTGTGCTATCACGCAGTAATTGAACGTCTCGGTAATGTGTTAATAGGCTTCGCCATGACTTAAGCGACATTGAGGACTTATTAGAATTACAAGGCACGCATGCTGGATTCATATTTTCAATTGTGTCCAAGTGCGGTTTTGTCATTTCGCCTGAAATTAACTTTCCGCCACCCACATGGATGATGTCGCGCTTTACCGCTTCAATATGATCTGCATGCCACTTATCACCCAGCTCACAACCACAATAAGCACAATGGCCACCAAATTTCATTTTTAAGTCTGTGCGCTGTTGTTTGGTTAATTTCATTCCGTCACCCTAATCCATTTAATTTATATGCTTCATTCACATGCGCCTCTGAAACTCTCGTATTCGGGCTGATACCTCTAGAATCAATCTGCGACTCAACCTGATAGCCCATCAAAGCCTCATAGACTCTCGCATCAAGCTCCCCTCTATATTTATCAGCCAAGAGTTTGATTCTCCCTTCTTTAGCCTGTTTGTATGCCTGGAAGGCTTCTTCTGCTGTGTCAAATCTGCCAATTCGTACCTGCTTTTTTCCATTATTAATTTTCGATTGAAAATTATTCTCACGACTGTCGTAATAAACCCCAAGTGGATATTTATCTTGGTCTTTATCCTGCCTGTTAAGAAGCTTATTGATCTCCTGCGGGACAAATACACAAGTGTCTTCACTGTAAGATTTATTACCCCTCACAAGTATGTCCTTATCTAAATCCCACCCAGTTTGATTAAAGCCAACTTGTCTAGAGCACCAGTCTTTAAAATAAGAGTAATATTTAAAATTTTCAGATACATAGCAATCTCTGTAAGTGGGATGTTCGCTGTGGTATTTATCGTCATAACAGCGCTTCAGCATTGAACCCCATAGCATGTACTCCTTTAGGCGCTTACCATTAACGCAAGCAGGCTCATCACCCAAAATACCCACACCCCACACAGTTGCTACCAATCTATCTTTAACATTGCCTTTTTTAATCTGATTCATCTCGGCATTTGTTTTATAGCCTGTCTCAATGAATTTAATGTGCACCTTGGAGCTGTTCACGTACTTAGTAACAACCAAAGGCCCATAGTTATTAGTCTTAAATATTTTCCCTTCATAATTTAATTCATTCATCTTTCAGCCACCTTAGTTAGTGGCGAGATGTGATTAGCAATATCACTACACGTATCAATGCGGTCGTGGTCAGCAATGGCTTTGCGGATGTCGTCCAAGCAAGTAATATTGAGTTTGCTCCCCTTACTAGATGCTGCATAAACACTTAGCTCAAAACAAAAACCTTGTGCCCACTCAGGCGCCCCATCCACAATTTTCCGCATTTGTTCGATTGTTAAGTTCATGCCTGACGCTCCTTTCTTATGCGCTCTGCTCTGCGTAGTGATGAAGCCTTGTTGCATGAGAAACAGCTTCTTGTGCTTGTATACCGAAGCGTTGAACCACAAGTGACACACGCTGTTCCGTTAAAGTGTTTTAAGCCTTTCTCTTGCGCTTCCCTCCAGGCAATCACGCTTGGGTTGTTACTCAATGCTCTAGCCTGAACAATCGATGCAGACATGATTGATCGCATTTTTTGAGTTGGTTTAAGCTCATCGCTCAATCCCGAATAACCACGCGGTAAGGTCTCCACCTTTCCACCATTTTTTAAGAAAGCCTCAAGGTCGCTATCAAGTTGCTCACGTAGACTGCGTTTAGCCTCAATCTGAGCATGAGTTGTATTTTTGCCAGCTCGTACTGATTCAATTCTTTGTTGTAGTAATTCGTTCACACCCCACCCCCTACTTGCTCAATCACACTAAACAAATCAAACCTCTCTGAAATATCTTCAAAGAAATCTTCTTCTGATAATCCATAACAATCTAAAGTGTGTTTAATTTCTTGAATTCTTTGATTTATTCCGTTTTTGCTTAAATCATAGAACCCAAAAAACTGACGCTCACCATTGCGATTAATGAGAAATCTATGCGCTAAAATAGTTCCTTTAATTTTTGTAATTACCCCTTGAACTTGCTCTGGGTAGTACTGAACCGCAAGCCAATCACTATATTCACCTGGATTAAATCCATGACATTCAGATGCCATACATGTGTCATCTTGAGGAATGTAAAATTTGATAATTTGCCCGATTTTGAAATTCACACCCCACCCCCTACTTGCTTATCCATAAAACGCACCGCATTCGGCAATTGCTTTTGCTCAGCTCGTAGTGCCGCTTTGTATTCCTCGAAGTTGTCAAACGGATCAATATGCTCGTCCTCGATTGACTCCCACGGCTGCGGCTCTTTATGTTCTTCCGCCATCCTGTTAATCGGATTGCGCTTAATCAGTAGCCCAAGTTTCGCCAGCGCTTCCTGAGCTATCGTTTTATATCGCTCAGATTCGCTCAGTTGCTCCAATTTGGTCTGTTTATGCTCTAGCAGTGCAGTTGCATCGGGTGCAGTTAAAAAGCCGTCTACAGTCGCCTGATTGATCGCTACAATCTGCTGATCTTTGTCTGTACCAAGCGAAGTCACATAAATCGGCTTCAACCCTTGATCTTTAGCTTGAGTAACAAGGCGGTCATAAGCATCACAAAAGATTTTCTTGGCTTCAGCACGTTGGTATTTATCACCAGTCTTAACCAAGTCTTCACAACGACTGAATGCTTGAGCCATTTGTTCAGTCCAGATCACTGTTAATTCCTGACCATCAAAACCAATCGACTTTTCAGCAATCGCCCATGCTTCATGTGAGCCGAGCCAGTCATCGGTCTTTGGTTCGCACCAAGAACGGAATTCAGGGATGGTTGGGCAAAACGTAGATTTCTGCATACGCAAGTAACCGCGTTTAAAATCCTCTTGGTTCAGCCCTTGCAGACACTCAACCATTGCATCCGCAATATCTGCAGCAGGAATATCACCCCACTGTTCAGCGTACTTCTTGCCATAAAACGCCTTCATCTTGTTCATCAGGCGAGCTGCGTGTTCAGTTGTGAAAATGCTCATTGCTCACCCTCCCAAGTAACTGCAGCAAACACAGGATTCACATCAACGATTTCCTGCTGTTCAGATCCGATGCCATACTTTGCGAAAAATGCATCATGGTCATTCATGGTCTTACTGTTTTTTGCTGCAGCAGATTGATATGTGGTTGCGTAGGTTTGAACAGCCTGTTTTGGTTCAAATAAGCCAATCCAATTACTTGTAATTGAGTTTTTTAGAGACTGATTAGCTTTCTCATATCCCCACTTAGCTAAATCACCAATCGCAAGTTCAACTGCTTTTTGGGTGGGCATCTTTTTCATTGCATGACGCATTTCGATGTAAGCAATCCAAAGGCTTCGATCAATACCTTCAGGGAGTTCAAAATTTAAAGCTTGTTCAAGAGAGAATTTAGATTTCGTTTTCTTCCCAACATCTTTTTTCTCTTGTGTAGTCTCATGAGTAGTCTGTTGGTATTCTCTTGTTAAGATTGGCTCATTTTGAGCTAATGGAGATTGGCTCATTTTGAGCTGATGGATTGGCTCATTTTGATCCAATGCATTGGTGCAATTTGAGCTACTCGATTGGCTCATTTTGAGCTGATCAATAGAATCAATGGCTTGAGCGATATTTGATTCAATAATTGCCAAAACATCATAATTAATAGTGTAATAATTAACCTGATTTGAACGCAGCTTATCAAAGCGCTCTACACTCAATAATCCACGATCCTTAAGGGATTTGATGGTTCTTTTTAGTGTTGGGAGTGACAGATATTTGAGTTGAAGCAACCAATCTGAATAGGTGTTGTAAACCCATTTTTTCCCATTGCGGTGATGACGTGATGCGCCCATCCAATAATGGAGCTGTTGTAGAAAGATTGCTTCGTTTAGACCTATTGCCATTGCTAAAGATGGCTGTACTTGCAAAGGTGACTCATTAATTAGAAGCTTCGACATATCTAGCTCCTTTTCTTGAATTGCACGATTTGCACATGGTTTGGAGGTTTTCAAGAGTTGATTCCCCGCCTATTACTTCTGGCTTGATATGATCAAGCGAAAGGTTTTTTTGAACACCACATGTCACACACTTAAACCCATCTCGCTCATACACCGTCATCCTCAAAGAGTGGCTAATCTTCTTTTTTTTGTATGTATTGACATCTTCTCGACTAGCCATGCTGCGCTGATAGCTAGATTGATGTTGTTGCTGAACAAATTGCTCACTCACATACTCCAGATACCATGCTGCATGGGTCGCCATACATTTAAAACAGATGGTCTGACCGTATTGGGATTGAAAGTAAAAAGCATTGTTGTCGGTTACTTCACACAAATAACATTGCTTCTCATCTTGTGACTTTGGTGGTTCATGTGCTAAATTTGATTTCATATTCATTGGTTCCGATAATTAATGAATCTAAAAGCCTGACCTCGACCGTCAGGCTTTTTCTCGTTGTAGAGCTGATAAATACTTTGCACACTCGCCTTTCATGGCTTTACGCAAAGACTGAATTTTGTGTTCGATTTCTTCCAGGATGCGATCTGTCTCATCCATTTCAGCAGGTGTCACTACGCCATCTTCTAAAGCAGATAAAACCTGCTTATTTGCTGCACCATTGCCAACATTCATACCAAGCAGTGATTCAAGAACACCTAGTTCATGGTCCTTGCCTTGAGCTTGATCTACTGGAACCAATACAAAACCTAATTTGTGCGCCCATACTTTTAATGGGGCTGGGTTTTGCGTGTAAGTCAGCATTGCTTCAAATGCTTTCAGGCTCGGCAAATGGTTTTCCATGTTTGGATTGGCATAGTTCAAAATCGTGTTATGAGACACGCCAACAAGATCAGCTATCTCTTTTGGAGTAATGCCGTTCGACTGGTGCACCATCTTGTGCAATGCGGTTTTGGTCTCTTTCGATATATCCATGTGAACACCTTGTTTACTTTCACGTTTATTAAAAACACTAAGTTGTTGATAATTGGTTTAAGCGGTTAAGGCTTCCAAATTTGCCTTTAGCTTGCCCTGGGTGAGAACTTCAAAAGTTGCTTGCGTACGAGGTGGGATTCCATTTTTTTCCCACTTCCATAAAGTGACTTCTGAAAAGCCTGTTTTTTGGGATAATTCGCGTTTGGTCTTGCAGCCGTAATGGCTCATAAGATCACTGGGTTTCATTGCCTTCTCTACTTAACTGTAGTTAATAAACTAAAGTTATCATACCTTAACCACAGTTTCAACTTAATGTATTAACATTAGTTAAGATTATTCAGAATGGATTTGATCATGTCCTTCCACTTGCGCCTCCAAGAAAAATTAAAAGAAAAAGGCTATAAGCCTGCGGATTTAGCTAGAGCTGCTGAAGTTTCAGGTGTGGCTGCTGGAAAGTGGATTCACGGAGATAGTCAACCAAAAGCCGGAAAGCTAAAGCTTATAGCGAGGTTTCTCGATGTTAGTGATGATTGGCTTTTGACAGGCAGAGAAGCATCTCCACGGCTGGATAACAATGTGGATCTTTCTCAGAGAATACCTTTTGAAGGTCGTCCGGTTCCGGTCATCTCGTGGGTGGCTGCTGGCGCGTTTGATCCAATTCAGACTGTTTTAAAGGATGCGGAAATCGACGAATACCTGCCGCCAATCAAGGAATGTGGAAAAAATGGCTACGGCCTAGTAGTGACTGGTATCTCAATGTCTCCAAAGTTTGAGCCTGAAGATCGAATTTATGTAAATCCAGACTTTCAGGTTAGTGACCTAAAGACTGGGGATTTAGTTATTGTTTCCTGCACTGGAGATAACGAGGCCACCTTTAAACAGCTTATTATTGAAGGCACAACCAAGTACCTGAAACCATTAAATCCAAAGTGGGATGAGCAAATTATCAAGCTGACGGAAGATTGTCGATTGGTTGGTAAAGTTGTTGGTTTGTATAGAAAAATTTAAGAAATAAAAGCCGCTATATGCGGCTTAGATTTTGAAAAATTTATAAAACATTAAGGGGGGGAATAATGGGAAGAGAATATTCAATATCTAAAGAGCGTATGCTTGAAATTCTTCAAGAAACAAAATGTGTTTATGATGATATTGATTTTTCACATGAGCCGGGCTCTGATTACATCCATTTTCGTGCAAACCAAGTCTTTAGGCTAGATACGGGAGCAACAATACCTGGCGCCTCTGTTGTTTTTAGGAGTGTTAAGACACCGGGGTTCATGCGACACTCCCTAGACCTTCGAGTACGTCATCTAAATGTAGAAAACATAGTGCTTCAAATTGAAGTGCTTCCATTTGACCTTCAGCACCCAACCCACAGGGAGCCAGGCTTAACTTTACACGGATCTCATTTATTGAAGGCCACACAAACGATAGGCTATGATAGAGATACTGATAATTGGACATGGTTTCAGTGGCTTTCAGAATTTGAAAGACAGACCAATTTGCAGTGTTTTGGTAATAAATATGAACCTTTTATAGGAGAGCTATTCTAATGAATTCAAGTATAAAAGATTCAATCGAGAAGCTTGGTTTTCATGTCTATCATGCTGATGATGAGCATCTATGTGTAACCACGCCCCAGACCTTTTCGTCCGGAAAGCCGGCATGTTATTTTATTTCGCAAAATAATAATAAAATTATTTTAAATGACTTTAGCTTAAATTTTCATGCTATGAGTGATTGCCTACCTCAGCCTGAAAAAACTGAAAATATTATTTCTCGATTGGTGAGAAACACCCATACAAATGGCTTAATTAGATTTGAAAAACATCGCATCTGGTGTAAAGCTGGTGTTCAGGATTTGGAGTTTGCTATAGGTCATTATTTAAATGTGCTTGGAAGACTAACTTCCTATGAAGCCAAACCATCTACTGACCAAGAACTGGAAGAAATCCTTTCTGAAATTGAAACCTTTTTGCTCTATAAATTTGGAAAAGATAACTTAATCTTAAAACCAAAAGTAATTGGCCATACGGGCACATCTTATGATTTTAACTACCAAAGTGGCTCTAAGTTTATTGATTATGCAAAACCTGAGGCAGAAAAAACAGGAAAGTTACTCAGAAAAATGTTTGATGTGCAGAATCTTCAAAATGATGCTGAGTTTCAGATTATTCTTGAGGATAGAGTCAACAAAGATCATTTTAAGCGCGAGGCTGAAATTTTGGGAAATATAGCAAGCATCATGCCTGCAAGTAGCATTCTCTCTTCATAGCGTTATCACCCTCCAAATAACCCATCCCTGTGATGGGTTTTCTTTTGTCTATTAAAACATGGTTAATAAAAAAAGTTAACTTTTCTTTAACTAAGGTTAATTTTATTGTTGACTATTTTATTAACTACAGTTAATCTTTTCATCACAAACAAAGAAAAGCCCCAGCGTTGCAGCAACAACCTGAGGCATGACCCACATACTACCTGTGAGTGAGATAAGTATGACAACTAAATTCAATATTCTCAAGTCTGCAATCATTGCAGCATCAATCAGCGCGGGGATAGCAGTAGCTTACGCTTTCCAGCCTGCCAAGGTTGCTGATGATAGTCATCAAGTGGTTATCACGGCTCAAAAATATGAAGTGCTTAACCGTACTTGCAATGAGACCTGTATCGCTACTGTCAAAGCCAACGATTACAACATTTATGTCGAGTATGCGTTAGATGGTGCTTCGGTCGAGTTTCTGGACATCCTCAACGTGGTTCGTCATGACGAGACTGTGAGTGCTTATGTTGATCGTTATGAGATTGAAAAGATTAACGCTGCGATTGCTGGGGGTGTGAAGTGAGTAAAAACCCTATCAAGGTCATGTCGTCGATGCTGACTGGCCGAATTTATGCAGGTCGAGTTAATCCAAAAAACCAAATGTTTATTGGCGAAAAAGATGATGTGACTGATACCGCTGTCAGTGCTGTGGCTCAGCATCTTTTGAAAGAAGAAATTTGCTTGCAGTTTGAGGTTAAGGGCAAAACATATCGATTGGAAGTTCGGGAGGTGCCAGCATGAATCATTTCTTATCAATCGAAGTGGTACGCGCTGAAGTTCAATTATTAGAACTGGCGCACGAGATGGTCATGCTCTCCACGGCTGATGACGTGATCAAGGTTGAAGGTAATACGATCAATCTGAACTATGTGGGGCGTGGCACTGAAAGTATCGCGCTTTGCCTTGATGGTAATTACTCGGACGAGATGCGCGTTAAGTATGCGCGTGAAAACATGGCGCGACTTGAGAAGATTAAATCTGATCTTGTTTTGTGGGCTGCTTAGGAGAGAAAAATGGAATTACAAGTATTAGAACAAAACGTCATTGTTCAGGCGTTTGCAACTCAAGGCGGAAGTCTTTTATTGGTTGATCGTATTGCTGAAGAAGTTCGAAAACACGTTCCAGATGTGACCACTAAAAAAGGCCGCGATGCAATTGGATCTCTCGCTGCAAAAGTAAGTAAATCAAAAACACTTGCTGAAAAATATGCAAAAGACTTGGTTGCAGAAGAAAAGGCTCGAATCAAGCTGGTTGATGATGACCGTATTCAGTTTGTGAAGCGCATGGATGCTCTGCGTGATGAAATTCTTGCACCGCGTGATGCTTGGGAACAGGCGGAAAAGGATCGTGTAGAAAAGCATAAGTCCGACATTGAAAAGATTCGGGATTTTGCCCACCCATCTATCCTCCATGATATGCCCGCAAATCGTATTGCTGAGCAAATCAGAATGCTTGATGTTTTGGAGATTTGCCCTTTGTTTGAGGAATTCGAGCAAGAGGCAAAAATTGCAAAACTAGAAACACTGGAAGCATTACGCACTACCCTTGTCAGCCGTGAAAAATACGAAGCTGAACAAGCTGAGTTGGAGCGATTACGCCAAGCCGAGCAAGCTCGTTTGCAGCGCGAACATGAAGAGCGTATTGCTCGTGAAGCTGCTAAAAAAGCTACTCGTGAAGCAGAGGAAAAAGCACGTTTTGAAGCTGAACGTGTTCAACGTGAAAAACTTGAAGCGGAACAGCGTGAGGCTCGATTGAAAGCTGAAAAAGAAGCCGCTCTTTTACGCGAAGAACAGTTAAAACAGCAAGCCATTGAGCGTGAAAAACAAGCTGAAATTGACCGTCAAAATGCGATTGAGGCTGAGCGTAAGCGCATCGAAGCTGAGCAGATTGCAAAGGTTGAAGCCGAGCGCAAGGCTGCCGAAGAGCGTGAGGCTGACCAAGCTCATAAAAAGCTAATTTGCAGTGAAGCGCTTAAAGGTTTTACTGATCTTGGTGTGAGTGTTGATCAGGGCAAAGCTATTCTGAACGCAATCAATAAAGGCTTAGTGCCTCACGTTTTGATCAAATTTTAAGGGGTGGGGTTATGAATGCTCAAGTAAATTTAAATGAGACACCTGTAACAACCAACTCAAACCATCTGGATTTATGGCGCCAAGTATTCATTACAGACCCTGCAGCGGTTAAGCCAATTACAGGTAAATCATACAAAGGCAGCTCCCCAAAACCTTACTGGATTGTGGAGCAAGCAACTAAACACTTTGGACCATGTGGCATTGGTTGGGGTGTAGAGGTGCTGAGTGAGAGCTACATTAATTGTGGACCAAAAGATGTTATTCACTCTGCTGTTGTTAAGGTTTGGTATGTCTGGAATGGTGTCCGAGGGGAGGTTCAGCAAGTAGGTGGAACCAAGGTGGCTTACGAAACATCCACTGGTAAGTACATGGTCGACGAGGATGCCGCAAAAAAAAGCGTAACCGACGGGATGATCAAATGCTTATCAATGATTGGATTTGCGGGGGATATTTTTTCTGGTCGCTGGGATGACTCTAAGTACGTTGCGGAAGCTGCGGAGCATCACCAACAACAGAAACAGGCTGAAGCTACCGAGTATATGCAACAGCAACTCACGAATGACTTCAATAAAGCTCTAAATGACATTGCAGTAGCTCAAGATAAGTCGGTCCTTTTGAATGTGTGGAATTACTTCAAGTCTACTCAGTATGCAGAGCAAATCAAAACCAGCATTGCTGCTAAACGCGATCAAATGGGGTGGCAATAATGACAGTTCTAAAAGCTTTCACTGCCCTTAGCTCATTGGATCTAATCCTCATGGATTTCGAAATGGCTAAAAATGGTCTGAATAAAGTGGTTTTGGTGAATGGCGTCCCGACGGATGCCACTCATTATGACACCTTTGGTGGGGTGCTTACTCACCACCGCATTGATGCAAAAGGCTCATTCTATTCAGATGGTGTTAATTGGGTTCGACATCACAAAGGGTTTGAGCCTTGGACTGTGACCAAGATCGGTCACTTTGAGCCACCTAGAACGAATGGACCGAATTTACCCAAGGTTGTTATTCAAGATCAATCACAACGCGAAGTCGAGTACTACCGCAAAGGTTCTAAACGAGTGGGTGACTAATGAAAAAATTAACTCGCGTCCATCCCCTTATGAGCGAAGCCTTCATTATTTGGCTTGTCCGCATTGGCTATCGTGGTGTGCGACATAGCTCAGGTGACACGCATTTTTATTGTGAGGTGGTGAATAAGAACTTTCCTCGCGGTGTGGTCATTATGGCGAACGGGAAGCTAAATAAGATTGCCGTGCGCTTGTTTGAAGAATTTAAGGGGCATGACCCTTTTGAGGTGGCGTGATGTTTAAGGTCGGCCAACTTGCAGTAAATATTGATGAAGGCACAACACACCAGATTCGACACATCAAAATTCAGAATGGTGAGCAGATGCTAGGGTTTGGTAGAAAGCGGTTCGCATGGTGTTTTGCAAAATATTATAGAAAATATAAGAAGGTGGCGTGATGAATATTCAAGAAACTATCGATATTCGATATGAAGAAATAGAAGGTTTAAAGCAGAAGTTATCTGAAGATCATTATATGAATCCAGAGCAAGAAGATGAACTGGAAGAATTGATTGCTCAAGCTATTAAATTTGGTGAACTGTGTGCAAAACGTGATGCCAAAGCCCAAGCGGTGCCTGAAAAGACAGTGAAATTACATCTTGTCTGGAATGAAAACAAGGATGAGTGTGTTGGTTTTCTTGACAGTAAGGATGCACGTTATACGGCCACCGGGGATGATCGCGGTATGTTTGGTGTGACAGCATTAGGTGATTATTTCCGTGATCTTAATGATGAGCGTAATGAATTTGAAACTCAGATTGTAATGATCGAAACACAGGAGCCAGCCAATGACTGAAATTCAACAAACAAACATTGCTGTGGCGAACTTCATTATTGGTGAGTTGCACAAGGACAAGCCTTTCAACTTGGTTTTGGATGCTGGTGAAACAGGCGCTTTGTACCATATTGCGAGTGAGTCACATCACTTGCACAGCAGCTTTGTGCAAAAACTGGAAGCAACTTTAAGACAGCGCGTGAACAATGGCACAGGCGTTATTTTGGAAGTGAGTGATTCAAATGCTGACCTGTATTACCACATGCTGTCGTCATATATCGCGGAGTTTGATCAGTATGGCGTGGTAAAGGCTTTGGGAGAGGTGTCATGAATCCGATTGAACGGTTGGGCGGGTATGAGAAAGTAAACAAAGCGGTAAAGAAAATAGATATTCGATCTGATAGATATAAAAGATTAAAAGCCTCCCTCCTCCAATACCGCCGCCAGCACAATATTTTTGAGGTAGGGGATAAGGTGGTTGTTAAGGCTCACCCGTTTTGGCCTGAAGATTATATGATTCTCACCGTGGAGCAAGAGCATATTGGCAAGTGGTATATGTCAGCATGGCGACACGCCACCGATGAAGAAATCAAAGCAGGTAAAAGATTGGAGGTGAAATGATGGGATTATCAAAATATACAATCACTGTTGAGGCTGACTCCCCACCACAAGTCATGCTTGGACAGAACATTGGTGGTGGCATTGTCAAAGAACTGAAAGAAGTTGAGATGGAATTAGTATCTGCTGCTAAATTAGCAGAAAAATACAATCTATCAACGACAACCATCCGTGAGCGCCTTGCATCTATTAATCAAGGCACACAAGGCAAATGCTTGTACAACCCTCGCCTAGCACACGGCATACTCACAACAAAAAATAAAAGAGGCAGACCGAGAGCTAATTAGCTCTCGCTGTCATTAAACATTTCAACTAGGTCCTGAGCGTCTGGATTGTAGTAAGTGTTAATTAATATCCCAATCGTTTTATGCCCGGTGATCTTTGCTAAAACCTCAACTGGTAATTTCCGAACCTTAACCATTCTTGTGATTGCTTCATGTCGTGAATCGTGGAAATTGATGTGAGATAGATTTGCCCTTTTTTTAGCTCTCACCCACGTTGCACAACATATATCCTTGTCGATCGGCACCAGAACGTCATTATTCACAGGCAATAATAAAAGCAGACGCTTTGCTTCTTTCGATAAAGGAACGTTTCGAGACTCGCCATTTTTAGTCATTGGCAGATGTACAAAACCATCTCTCAAGTCTGATCTGCGCATTGCCAGTATTTCGCCTTGTCGCATTGCTGTTTCAAGCGCAAATAGAAATGCCCATGCCACATAGTGCTTTGACTTCTCAGGTGTAGACACACCATCCCAATCCAGCGCTTTGAGCAATACTCCTTGCTGTTCAGGCATGATTCGCTGATTTCGTGATTTTTCCTTACTTGGCATCGGTACAGTTTGCCAAACATTCGACTCAATTAAAAAAAGCTCTTTCAAGGCATAAGTGAAAACAGCCGAATAGATAGCATGCTCATTTCTTAAAGTTGATACTTTGACTTCCTTTTTCCGTTTATTTCTCCACTCAACAATGTCGCTGGGTTTAAAATCATAGATAGACTTATCAGCAACATTGGGTGCAATGCGATCAAGGTTTTTTATCTTGAGCATAATTGTTCTAGCAGATCGCATATGTCTGCCGTGCTCTTGATAGTACTTATCGCATAATTGGCGAAATGGGTATGCTGGCTTTATTCCTTGTTCTAAATCAGCCTTACCTGTTTTAAGCTCTAGCAGTTTGATTGATGCCCAGTGCTCGCATTCTTTTGCAGTATCTCTAGTCACTGAGTATCGCTGCTTGTCAAAAGTAACAGTGATACGCCAAGTTGATCCACGTTGTATTGGTTTCGGAAGCTTCAT